CTCCTTTAGCTAGATTTGAAAATACTCCTTCATCTTTCATTTTTCTAGGAGTATATTCTCTAAAATCAAAACGTAGTCTAGCTAGTTCATCTTGAACTATAGTATTTTTCTCTTTTTCAGTAAGACCTGCCACCATTTTTAGGAAAGGATTAACATTGTGCAAAGGTCTGTCTCTACTAGAATTATACACAGGTGTGTCTTTTTCCTCATCGTAGTATTTAGGAAAAGAACGTGTTGCTCTGTTAAGCATCATTTCAAATAAATCAACACTATTAGTATCTTGAACCACTCTGTAATTAGGGTCTAGTAATATACCTGCAACATCTTTTAACATACCTGCTCCAACTAGTGCAGTATTAAAAGTATCTCCTGCTAATCTTGCTATAGATTCATTTAAACTCTGTGGATTAGCACCACCTGCCTGATTATAATTAATTAAATTATCTACAAGAGTATCAATAACCCAAAGACCTGTACCTGCTCTACCCATACCACCTGTAAACGCACCAATAGCATCTCTAACATTTCCGGGTATCCCAATGGCAACTTTATCATTATCATGTATTTGAGGTAGTTTTACACCAAATAGTTCACCTTGTTTCTTTGGTCCTGTATGTCTCCATAACCAATCTGCAAAAAAAGCATACCCCATAAAAGGACCTATGGATGCCCTCATATCAAAAGGCTTTCCTTGTATTTTATATTCATAAGGTCCTGTATTCTCATCGCCAAAGAAATGTCTAGCAGAATAAAAAGCACCTAATAGTGCTAATCCTGTTGTTTGCTTTCCAAATGATTCTGCATCTAATTTTAAAAGACCTTGTGCTCCTTCTGCACCCCTTTTATTTAAAATACCACCTAAATTGATAGAACCTAAAATAGGCATATGTTCATACTGAAATATTAATTGATTAACTAAGTATCTTGGAAAAGGTATTGCTAAAGACAAAGGTGTGTTGGTAGCAGCATTTATAAATAAGTCTGCTCCTTTATTAAATAACCCTGCTTTACCTTTAAATTTACCTTCTTGATAAGCAAATTTTAAAGCCTCTTCCATAGCTTTGCCAATAATTTTATCATCTAATTGGCTAAACTTTCCATCTGTTTTTCCTGCCATTCTTGGGTCTAAATAGTTCCGTTCAAAAAAGCCTCTTAAACCATCCTTTTCACCTGCTGCTCTTAAATATTTGTCTATTTCTCTAGAAAATATAGCACGTTTAAACATATTATCACTTAATGTGTTTAAGTAGTTAGCTTTTCTAGCTATATAAACTATACCTCCTTCTTGACCTGTTAGCTCTCCTATATCTCCCATTTCTCTAAACAGTTGTTTAGCTAAATCAGATTTTGAAAACCTTTCATCTCTAAATAAAAGTTCTAGAGCTTCTGTCTCCCAAGACTTTGTTCCTAACCACAGGTCTTTACCATAAGCAGATTGACCACCTGTCCTCATCTGAGCAACACCTAGTCTAACTGCCCTAGCTCCCTCTTCTTGCAATTCTTTTTTACCTAATCTACCTGCTAAATTTTTAACACCTCCTGTTACTACATTGGCTAAACCTTCACCCAAGTTATCTAGAGCATACACATAGTTTCTCATGTAACCATTTGTTGTGTTTCTTATAGTAGTAGCAGTTTGAACTGTCATTAATCCTATACGAGCTTTATTTAAAGCACCTAATCCAAACCAATTTCTATAGACATTTGCTACTTTTGTACCTATACCTGCATTCTGCTCTTGGATTACTTTTTGTGCAGGAGTTACAATATCTGCTAAGTTAATTAATTTTTGGTCAATTTCAGTTAATTCTTTTAATAATTGTTGCTTTTGATTTCTTTGCAGTCTTCCTGCTTTTCCTAATAATCTACCTGCTTGACTATACTCTTCAACCATTAAAGAAGATAATTGATTCATGGTGATACCATGCTCGTCTAATATTTGAAATATTTTTACATCTGTAATTTTACCCTCTGCTAAACCTCTAGATAATCTAGATGTTATTCTCTCTGAAGCTATTACCTCTTTACCTGATTTATCTTTTATTTTCTTAGTGATAGGTTCAGGCATACCTTTTAAATTTATTATCCTAGATGCTGCCGCTGCGATATTCTCATGAAATTTTTCCTCTAAACTAGGAACAAAACCTGCTTGTTTAAACTCAACATCACCTGCTAATCCTGCTTTTAATTGCTTACCTTCTTCTAGTTTTTCAGGAACTGTTTCTTTTAAGGCTAACTTTTTCTTACCTTTTTCTGGTATTAATTCTGCTTCAGTTATTAATTTTTTAAATTTCTCTGCATCTTTTTTGGTTCTAGATGAACGAAAAACTTTCTGACTAAAATTTTTATTAGCAGATTCTATAGTTATGTTTTCTTTTTTAAGAGCAACTTGTCTTATTTGCTCTGCCATGTTAGCACTCAAAGTTCTACTTGTGCCTGTTATAGCACCTATAGTACCACTTCCTAAAGCACTAAATGTTGTAGCCAATCCTATGTTAGCTAGACTAATCCCATCTTTTATGCCAACATCATCTCTTATACGTTCTTGTTGATAAACTGTATAACCACTTGCAGCACCATCAACTGCCATAGCACCAAGAGCAGTTTTATATCCACCTGTTATAAAACCATCTTTTGCTACTCTTAATCCTTGACCTATAGTTGCTTTTTTAGTTGCATTTGCAACATTTTTAGCAGTAGCTCTTATGCCTTGCTTTTTTAATTCTTCAGTAGCACCTTTTTTTAATAACTCTCTTATGCCTAGTTTCACCCCTTGATTTGCAGCAACTGCACCTGCTTTACCTGCACCAAAAGAAAATAACCCTGCATAAGTAGACGGAGCAGTAAATACACCTCCAACATAATCTTGAAGTGCGTCATAGCCTAAGTCACTATCCATTTTGTCAAACGTATCCATAAGCCTTTTAAATCTTTCTTTAGTTGGTTTATCAGCTTTTTGTACGTAAAATAAATCTCGTGTAGCAGTAACCTCGTTAACATTTTGATAACGAAAATGCTCCATGAATCTGTCATATAGTTCTTCAGGATTTTCTGAGAAAAAGTTCTCTCTTTCTCCTAACATAACTTTAGCATCCTCAATAAACTTTTCATTGTTTATTAAGTTTTCTTTTGTCATGTCTTCCTTATTATAATAATTGTAAGACACTTTTAGTTATATCTCCAATCCAATCCTGATAGTTTTTTGAATGCTTCTTTATAATTGGTTATGCCATATTCTGCTAGTTTATTTTTGATAACTCCTGCTTGTACTTTAGCATTTCTATCAGCAGGGTTTATTTTTATTTTACTTATAGCAGAAAGTATATCGGGGTCAGTGTTGACAGTGTCAAATTTATCTTGCCCTCCTACTATAAATACAGTTTTACTTGGGTCTTTAACTTTGTTATCCTCATTATCTTGCCCTATCAAGTCTTGATTATACCCTGCTTTACCTCCTATAGTGACATAGGGCTCACTTTCTTCAGTTTTAGCTACCACCCTTACTGTATAACCATTACTTAAAGCAGCATGAATTAATCTGTCTGTGCTTACAAACTGTCCTTCATTACCTTTTAAACCTACAAACCCATCAGGCAATGTGCTTGGAACTAGTCCTTGAGCAGCTTTATCATTTGTACCTCTATTTAATTTACTCCAAGCCAATGCTTCTGCTCCTTTTGCAGCCTCATCACTGGCTACTTTAGCGTTAAATGCATTTGCTTTTGAGGAAATCCAATCTCCTGTTCTAAAATCTATTTGACCATCTATTTGAGCATATTGAGAAGCTGACTTATTAAAACTACCTCTGTTAGACCTTTTTTGTGGTTCGGTTAGAGGCTTATCTGTTCTGTTAGCTATTGTAACTTCTATAACATGTGCTCTTTCTTTATACTCTTTCTTTTTCTTAGGGTCTTTTTCATTTTCACCTGCTGCCCTTAACTTAGTTAAATTATCTTTTAAATTATTTGTTAAACCTAATTCAAATCTATCTACAGTTAAAGTTCCTGCAGTACCTATTTCTCCATAATCTACTTTATCAAATGTTGCTCCTGACAATGCTGCATCTGTTTCTATGTACTTTTTAGCATATTTAGATATACCATCTTCACTATTTGTAAAAATATTTAAGATATGAGAGCCACTTCCTTCAAGTGCTTTTCCATAATCTAAGTCAGGTATGTTCATAGGTATTGTAACTAAATCTGTTAATTGTTTAATGCTAGGAGGAGTAGAACCATCTGCTGCTTTGTAATTCAATATTTGAGCTGCAGACAATTTGGTATCTTGCATCTTTTTTACAACCAAAGGAACTATAGCTTTTGCACCACTATAACTATTTTCGTTTATTAAAGAATGCATGATACCTGCACCTTCAGGACCTAATGCTGCAACTAAGGACTTCATTTCTTCTTCATTTTCTCTAAAGTCTTGCCTGTGTCTAGCTTGTTCAGTAGTTGTCCTAGCCATTCTTTTTTCAGAAAGTCTACTCAGTCTACCATCTAAATCATCCATAGCGTCTTGAATACCTTTAGCACTACTCTTAGCTAAACCTGTAAATAGTCCTCTTGTAAATGAACTAGATAATCCCATTACCCTCTCCTTTGCATGAGACCCATAGGCTCTTCTTCTTTATTTATTTCCTCTACCATGTTAGCATCTTCTGGAATAATCTCTTCTTCTTCATTCCCTTTTTTGCTCTCTTCTTGTTTTAGTTTTTCTATAGTTCTTTTAGCTAGAGTTTCTCTCTCTTTACTAGGAACATCATCCATACCTGTGTTATACTTAACACCTGCAGTATCTCCTATGAGCATCATTGTTTCAATAAGCACAGGTAAAGCTAACAAACCTGTATCAACAGAATGTTTACCTTCCATAACTCCTGCTAATTGTATAGTATTTGCTATAGTAGTTAAAGGTATACCCATGTCCATAACATCAACAAGTTGTTCTGAAAATTCATCATTGTTCATCATTCTTGTTGTGTAGTGGTCAACAACTTCTTCTACAGTAGTAAACTGTGCAGGTTGTTGCCAAGGTCTAGCACCAAGTTCATGTGTTAAAGACATGCCCGGAATAGGAGCATCAAATCTCGGTTGTTTCTCTTGTATCATTATTATACTCTAGTCTTTTCTTTCTTATTGTATCCACATATTTAGCTATTCTAAAAACAGGTTGATTCATGTCATCCTCATCTGAACTTTTCATAAAGTTTTTTACAGGAGCTAACAAACCACTACCTTTAGTTTTAGGCTTTTCTTCATCAAACGTAGCCTGTTCCATAATTTTATATATATTTTTTGCGTAATTAGTAATCATACTACAATCCAAATCTTAAATATGCAGTTCCTAATGTTCCAATTAAGTTACCAATAGCACTACCTGCAGCAGAACTGCTTTGCTCTGCAGCCACTTCTTTTCTAACACCTGCATCTATTTGTGCTTCTGCAAGTGTACTCACTCTATCTAATTCATTCTCTGCAGATGTCCATGCCCATTCCATACTGTCTGCATAATATTGCCATAAATTATCATACGCAGATTTAGATATATTTAACAATGCATTTGCATTTAATTCATTAGCACGATTGACTGCTGCAGTATCTGCAGTAGCTATCTGTCTTCTCCATTGTGCATTACTTTGAGCAATGACAAGTTGATTCTGTGCGTTAAATTGGTCTCTTTGATTATTAAGTTCTGCATTAAATCTTTCTACAGTATTTGCTTGACCTGCATTAAACTGTGCTTGAGCATTAGCTTGTGTTGCATTAAACTGTGCAACCTGTGTTCCTAAATTAGCAAAGAATTGGTCTGTTTGATTCTGTGATGTAGCATTAAATTGTCTAGCAGCATTCTGTGCAGCTTGGTCTGTGAACAAAGATTGAGTTCTTTGTTGTGCTTTAAATAACTCTGTTTGTTGTTGATTAGATAAATTAGCCATATCCATCTGCAAAAAGTTTTGAGCATTAAGAACTGCAGTCTGTTGTCTATTACTTAAATTAGCAGTATCTAAGTTAGCAAGAGCAGATGCTTCTGCCATTACAAGTGCTTGTCTATTAGATAAATTATTTAAGTTTACAGTATTTGCAGCACGAGAGTTCTCTAATGCAACCTGTTGTTCTGCATTGAAGTTTACATTCGCTATGTCTGCTATTCTTGCAGAGTTCTGAACCCTTGCTTGAAATGATTGGTCAAACTCTTGTCCAATAAACTGTGCTCTTTGTTGAGCAGCCAACATGGCTCTTTGTTGTCTGTTAGATAAATTTTGTAATTCAAATGTTCTTATTCTGTTAGCATCTGCCTGTGCAATAGGTAATGCAGATTCCATTGCAGCTTGAACAAGTGCCTGTCCTGCAATACTAGAAGCACCTAGTCCTCTTTGTTGCATGACTGCTTGAACACCTCTGATTGCACCTGCTGCCCATGCAGGAGGATTTGTTGCATCAAAGTTTGCAGTTAGTATTCCTAATTGACCTGCTACAGTTGCTTGGTCACTAGCAGTCGTTGTCGCTGCTTGTATTTGTTCTGTAAATTTAGAGGCTTTATCTGCATTTGCTACGGGGTCAATGAGTTCACCTGTCTGTATCTGTCTTTGGACAGGATTGGTCATCAAGATAGCATTACCTTGTGCAGATGATAAATTACCTACACTTGATGCAGTTTGTTGTGCTGCAAGAACTTGAGAACGTGGGTCTGTTGGGTCAACTTGAGCAGCTTGAAGTGTATCTAAAGAAGTGTTTACTTGCTCTGCAATACCTTGAGCATCCATGACATTTGCAGTCTGAACAGTAGGTTGTGTAGCAACTGTTGTCGTAGCCATAGTTGTTGGCACAGAAACAGTACCTGATACTTGTCCTGCAGGAGGTTGAATTAATTGTTCTTGCGTTAATTGTGTTCCAACAGGAACTGTAGTACCACCTGTAGGTAATCCCGGAGATGCCATTTCTTGTGCAGTAACATCTCCTATAGTAGAACCTTCAGGTAAACTCTTTTGAGGAATAGCTTGTTGTGGTAAAGCTCTTGGGTCAGGTTGAGCAGGAGTGCCACCCTCTTGCATCTTAACAACACCACCTTTAGCCATTTGTTTTGCAGCTTCTTCGTAGACAACCATCTGTCTCTTCTTCTCAGGATTCTGCTCTAGAAAGTTATCAAACTCTTCCATAGAACCTTTGTATCCAAGTCTACCTGCAATCTTTTGCATTGCCTGTGGTTTAAAACCTGTAAATATTGCCACTATTTAGCTCCAATTAATATCTTATCTAGTTTATCTTCTAGTCTTTTGATTGCATCCATAAGGTCGTGCATATCATCTTTAACATCATCTTTACGTGCATACTCTTCACGAGTTTTGTTTAATAATATCTGTATTCTCTTTACCTCTTGGAACATCTTGTTGAATGCCCAACCGAATGGTACAACGACCATAGTTAGAATAATGTTCCAAAATAACATTGCATCTATTTCCATGTTTAGTCGGCATCCTCTACAGTTATTGTTCCTGCATCAATAAGTTTTTTTATCTCAACATAATCTTCATTATCTGTCGTTATAGGAATCTGAAAAACTCTATTGTTTGACAAAGTTACAATAATAATTTGATTTTCTGTTTCTTGCTCTGGTTTTGCGTATTGATATTTTGTTGCTAAATTAGTATCAAATCTAAGGTTATTCATTTTATACTCACAATTCTGCTGTAAAAGCTATTTCCATAGTGTTTGGTCTAATTTCTGCTGCGTAACCTGCTGTAGATGAACTTGCAGTAGTATACAACATTGTTCCAACATTAGTAGGAACATATATGGCAATATTAGTCGGATTACCAAAAGAAGATGCTACTCCAACTGACACTGTTCCACTACCAAAATCAGCAGATGGAGTAGCTCTCATTTGAACTGGAAATCTTACTCCGTAATCAACTTGAGTGGTAGTATAAAAATTGCCTGTAGACAACCAACTATCCCCAGCACCATCATGTGCTTGAAAATAATATCTTTGACATAATAGTAGCTCTTCCCCAAATGACCTATGCTCAAATGGTGTGGCAGTAGAGCCTACTTCTAGTTGGACTCCAGTCAAAAATAATTCATTGTCTGTGCTTGAAAAAAATGAATCAGCACCAACTGCTCTGTTTGCTTCTGTTTTACTTGCCCAAGATGTAGCTAAAGTTCCACTATTGTATGTAGAACCTGCATGAAGCCAAAAGTTTACAAGAAGAGAACTAGCATTATCATCATCTAAAGCACCTGTTGTATCAGCAGGAAAAGTATATGTGTATCTTGCCCAACTTGTAGTTAATGTAAATAACTTTGCAACGTGCCTTGAATTATCTGCATCCTCTAATTCAACAACTATATCTGTAGAACTACCAACAACTTTTGCATAAAAAGATAAAGTGACTTGTTCTGCATCTGATGTACCTTTTTTTAACTGTTGTAAATCTTGTCCTTCTATTTTTTGTTGTACAATAAAAAGTTCTCCTGCTGCAACAGATGTATCAGCAGTTGTGCAATCTAATTTTAAAGCATTACCAAAACCATTCAATCCACTAGCTACTTGAGACGAAGTTAATCTTCCTGCTGTTGCATCAAAAGCATGATTAAATCTATCCACAGTAAAATATCCTGAACTTGCACCTAATCCAGTAGAACTTGTTTCTCTCTGTGCTACTTGCATACCACCATTAATGATAAGATTTCTACGCCCACCAATCTGTCCGTTGGTTAGGACTTCACCCATCTTTGCTAATTCTGCTGCTTTACTCATGCTAAGTCTCCATGAATTATTGTGGTTGCATCTGCAGGGTCGTATCCTTCACCAATGTGCATCCTTATTTGTGAAGTTGTTTTAGTGGTTGGTTCGCTACCTATGCCAGAAGAACCTATGTTTGATGCACCATATACACCTGCTGTACAACACGCTGTAGGAGCATAGTTTACATTACCCATTGCATTTGAAAAACTAAATGTTTGTTGCCCTGTCGCTGTATCTGCTATTGAGCTTACATTAGTGCTATCACTTATTGCAGGAGTGCCAGTGCCATTAAAGTTTACCCACGCTTTAGCAGTGCCTTGATTGATTACAGACATAGCAGTAGAATTATTACTACTTGCATCTGTTAATGTGTTTACTCTTAATATACTTGCCATTATGCGAGGTCTCCGTGTAATGTTAAATGACCACTAGCATCAATAAAACTGTTAGAAGAATTAATTGTGGTGTGTCTAACTGAGGAAGTGTCATTCATAAAGCCTTGATATGGATATTGACCAGTACAACTATAAGTTACAGAACAACTGCTATTACTCATATTGTTTGTAAAATTGCAATCTGTTCTACCTGTGCCACCATCTGTTGTGCTTGACATATTAAAACTATCTCCAACAGCTTCACTTGAATGAACTATTGAACCTGCCCAAAACTTAGCCAACCCTTGTTGCAGATTAGTTGTTGTACTATTGCCTTCACCTGTAACATCAATAGAACCTGCTGTGGTTACACCTGTAAATTTATCTACTTTAAGTTCACTAGCCATTATGCTAAGTCTCCCATAACATGAACATCATTGTACAAGCCATCTGTTCCTGCTGATTGGTCATGTGAAACGTGTTTCATTATACTTGATGACCTATTTGTTAATCCACCAGCGTAATCGTTAGAAAAAGTGTCTCCACTATTAGCATTAGAGTATTTAACACCAGACCAATTTGCATCACTCATATTGGTTGTAATTGACACGTTAGTTTGTCCACTTCCAACATCACTTAAACTTGAGTTATTAAAACTATCTTTTATTGCAGTTGTGGAAATTCCAGTAAAGCTAGTCCACATTTTACACAACCCTTGTACAGTTGTTGTTGTATTACTACCACCTTCAGAAACAGTAACAGAATTATTTGCTATCTTAACATTCGTGCCACCACTACCTGCTTTATCTACAATGGTATCTACATTTAATTGACTTGTCATACGATACTCCAATAACCATTAACAGTAACTGTTGCTGATTGTGTTATAGGACCTGCTGATAATCCATTCGTTGTTGAACTGATTGTTATATCTGCACTTATAGTTTGTCCATTTGTTCTGATAATACTATTGTTACCTAAGAATGGATAACGTGTATCTGCTTCAGTCTTTGTGTAACTATCTGCTACTGTAAAGGCATCATACACAATCATCTCTACTACGTCATTTAAACTTGCAGCCTGAACTAATACGACACTTGTACCACTTGTAGCTGTATAATCTGTACCTGCTTTGAGGAGAACACCATTTTGGTACACATCCATATACAAGCTATCTGAGTAGCTAAGTGTTAGCGAATTAGCATCTGACCCACTAAAAGTTGTTTGTGAAGCACTAGCTTGATATACAAACCTACTTCTTACTCCTTGATTGGGTGCTCTTCCTATATATCCCATTTATCCACTCACTAATGCTGTTATTTCATCATCTGTCAAACCTAAGTTTTTTAACTTTTGTTTTGCTTTGTCTTTGTCTGACATACTTTTTTCGGCTTCTTCTAGTTCAGTCTTTTTTGTTGTTATTTGTGACCAAGTAACACCAAATTTAGATTCATCATCACTTAATATGGCTGAACCACTTGAATCTTCACCAACTACTTTTTTAAAATACTTTTTAAATTCATCTTCTGTAGAAGGTATTTTTTCTAAAGCGTAATTAGATATTCCTAATTCTTTTAATACGTCTGCTATATGTATCATATTTTATCCTAAGTTAATATAGGTGAACCTATTTCCATTATTGTAAGTGTAGAAAGATTATTATTGATTTGACTATATACATTACCACCATTAATTTTCCTATGTTTTATTTGATAACTAACTGAGCTTGTTGTGTTTGGGTTATCTAATAAAGCACCACTAATAAAATTGGGGTATCCTGCATTTGTATACCCTACACCATAAGTAGTATTATTTAAATCAGTAGAGTCTCTAAAAACAGTTATACAACTACTACCACTTCCAGATGCAGAAAATAAATGCACACCAAACAAAATTAAAACTTTATTTGATGCAGATGATGGAGTAATACTTAAAGCTGAAAGACCATTATCAACAAAAGATGTACTATCTGTTGTTGATTCACCTGACGCACTTGTACCTTTTACTTGCAGGATAGAAGCACCAGTAACTGACCCTGTAAAGGCAAAAGCGTCTGCTAAATTTATACCCTCTGCTTGTACTTTAGTTAAAGCCATAGCTTACTCCTTATGCGTATGGACTGTCACCTAATACAGATGTGTCCCAAGCTGCCTTGAGCTTTGCAATAGTATCTGCACTTGATATTGCACTTGCTGCAGGTGCATCTCTAAGAGCTTT